TCTTATCTACTTCTATTGTACTCATTATATAATTACCAAATTACCTGTTACTGTTACAGTTCCTGATACAGTCACTGGTCCTGCTAAAACTCCTGAGTCCATTGTTTGAACATCAGAAATTGTAGAAGAGTGTGTTGTTACATAAGTTGTAGCTGTCATACTTGCAGATGGTGCACGTTTTGCAGGATAAGTACAAAACACAGTTTTAGTTCCTGCTGAAAAATCCACTTTGTTATCTGAATTTGAAGAGGAGATAACGGTATCTCTAGAAAGTGTATCAGGTGATGCATCTGTTACAGTTCCAATACCGACCTCAAACTCAGAAGTTCCGTCATGTGAAATACAGTAGAACGTACTGTTTGTAGTTCCAATACCAGCAACAAAAGTTTCAAAACCTGTTTCAGCTGTAGCTGATAAGTTTATAGTTCCTGTGCCAGTAGACGTACTCGTCTGTTTAACTCTGTCGTTAAGTACAAAAGCCATTTTATAAATCCTTTACTATTAAGCGTCGCCTAATCTAATAATAGCATTTGTAGCATCAGCAGTAGGAAACTGAATTACAAAATCTCCGTTCGTTGCTGTTTTGTTGCCACCAAAATCTAAAACTAGTACAAGCTCGTTTCCGCCTCCAGTTGATTTGTATATAGCAGCTCCTGCAGCAGTCAATGTAACAGATGGAAAAGTTAGATCAGCAAAATCAACGAACGCAGTTGTTGTTCCTGCAACTCCATTGTTTGTTAGATCTTTACCACCAGCTGGATAAGCTGTTCCACTTGGATTGACTTCACCTTGTCCTGTTCCTGATAGGAATACAGTTGAGGATGTACTGTAGTTACTTATGCTAGTATACAAAGCACACTTGAAAGTGTTTCCTCCATTTCCAGAAGTGTCAAAATTAAATGTTCCTTTTAACAAACCAGATTTGAAAGAATTAGGTACTATGTTAGCCATATTATTTTCTCCTTAGTATTTCGATGGTGATTCAGATTTTAAAGGAGTACGAATAGCCCCATCTTGCCATTCATCTCTGCGTCTTCGACCTTGTTGTTCGATCGCGTACGATTGTAAAGCTCTTCTGAAAGATGCCTCGTAGTATTGTAACATATCTGCCGGGCCTTTCAAGTATCCATATGCTTCTACCAGACAAGCATACAAAAGTAAATCCTGATATTTATTAGATATGTAAGTACCAGAAGTGCTTGCTGCTCCAGATGTTATACTATCTGGTTGTTTAATATAAGCCAAAGTGATTTCAAATGTGCTATTTGGAGTTGGTGCAACAACCCAAAAATTAGCATCCCAGTTTCCATAATATTTTGGAAATCCAGATTGTGTGCTTGGAGTATCATAATACTCAGTCATAAAACTAGTATCTCTTTTTTCTAAAAAAACTTGTTTGTTATTTGAATCTTTTAATTGAACATATCTTATTACTCTTAAATCAGAAGGAATAGTTACATATCTGTTTCCAGCTTGTAAGTTTGATGTTGCATAAAATCTATTATCATCAGAGTCAGAATCTCTGTAAATTCTATTCTCTGCATTTTTAATCATAGTATTAAGAATAGAATTAGATAAAACTCCACTATCTACTTCTGTGTAGTTTCTAATATCATCTTGTAAGTTTGTAAGTGTATATGCCATTATGGTGTCAATGTAACAGGTCCAGCTGTTACTGTCGTTCCTCCTGCAAATTCTGCTACTGTCCATCCTCCAGGTGCTGCTGATGGTACAATAAAAGAATATTTATTATCGTCTACTTTACTTATACTAAATCCTGCTGAATTTTCAAACACAGTATATGCAAATCCACCTGGAGATCCATCAACATTTCTAAATCTAACTACATCATTTGTAGATCTTCCGTGATTTGGTTCAGTTACAAATACAGTAGCTAAACCTTGAAACATTTGAAAAGGATTAGCTGGTAGTAAATTTTCTGTAGTAGGTTCTGTTCTAGCCGGTCTTGCATTTGATAATCCTTGAGGATCACCCGTAAATCTTGTTGGCTCTAATTGGGGTTGCTTAGCTTCAAACTCTGAAACATGCACAAAGGAACCATTCCATTCTTTTACCATTTCATTATATGGAAAAGCCATCCCTGATCTATCTGATATTGCTTGTGCGTATTTTCCTTTAGATAATTTAGACATTTGGATAATAAGTTTTAGGTGTAATATATGAACTTGAAGAAGAACCATCTTCTTGTAAAGCTCTATTCAATTCATCTTCATAAAGCATTTTTAACATTTGAATTCTGTCAGGAGCAAACTTAATTGCTAAATAATAAGCAAGTCCTGCAATCATACAAGGCACAAATCTATATGGTACATCTGCATCATTAGTATATGCACCTGCATCTTGAATTCTTTTTACGTAATAATAGTTTAAAAATTTACCAGCTTCTGATGAACCTGGTGTTAAATATAAAGTAATTGTTATTTTATCAATAAATCTTTGAACAAAATATTGTGTTGGTTGACCTGTAGATGTTTTATTAGACAATGCCTGATAAGCAGATCTATTTATTTTTGTAAGTGGTGTATCTACATTAGAATTTCTAAAAGAAGCTTCTAATACATCATCAACACCATAAACAGCTGTTGCACTTGAAGTACCATCTGTTGTTGATCTAAACATTGTATATGTTGCTTGATTTGCAACAAGTGTAATATTGTTATTAGCAACTTCCCAATAGTGCAAACCTCTATTAGCCCATTCTTGAAATAAAATATTTAAAGAACGTCTAGCTCCTTTTAATTGATAACCAGATACACCTTGAATTCCTATTCTCTCGTATGCTTCTTCAACAATATCAGAAATAGAAAAACCTTTTTCAAAAACTGTTGTACCAGAGGTAGTGTTAGCCATTTAACCTCCTATTTGTCTAGCAATATAGTCGCTTCAACGTTTGCACCAATTGCAGATACTGTCATGCCATTTTCAAAAACAACTCCATCTTCTGGAATGTTGAAAGCAAAAACATCACCTGCTGGGCAAGCTGTTTGAAATATAGTTACACTGTTTGATTGCAAAGTAATTGATTGAGTATCAGTAGCGTGATCATTTTCTAAGATGATTCCTCTTAATCTAGTTCTGCCAGCAAAGACTGATCCTGTTCCTGAAACTCTAACTGCTTTTACGTCACCCTTCATTATTTTTCTCCTTAAAATTTATGTGGGCCCAAAGGCCCACACTAAATTAATTATTATGAGTTGTTTCCATTGTCATCTAAATGATAATAGATAACACCGTAAACATTTCCACTAGCTGCACCTGTTACTGTAGCAGTTACAGTTGCTTGCTCAGAGTAAGTTTGTTGATCTAACATTCTTGCTCCAGGAATTGTAGAAGTAGCTGCATTGATCATGCTGTTTAAGTTGTTAGCTGCACCATCAACGATAGCATCTGGGTCAGTAATATCTGCACCACCATCGTAATCTTTAACACCAAGATCCCATGTCCCAGCGTTTAATGCTGCTTTACAGTAAACCGCATCTACAATTGCACCCGCAGGAAGAACAACCGCAGTTGAATCGTTCGCATCTTTCACAACAGCTGCGCCGTTTGAATCATGAGCGAATCTAAATTTAATTGCTAGTTGTGCACTTCCAGCACTACTTGTTTTTTTATTGTCACCAGTGGATCTTATAATCCCACCGAACGTTGTACTTGCCATAATTATATCCTCCTAGTTTCCGAACGTAATCTCTAGGCCGTCGACTATACTCGTTTACGTTCTAATTAATTGTATAGTGATAAAACTATACACTACATTTTGGTAGAGTGCAAGAGAGCCTGTAATGTGGAGTGGATTTTTTCCAACGATGTAGCTTTTTATTAAGTAGCTACAGAAACTTGTGGAGCAATGGCATCAACTTTATTCTGCAAATGAGCTTGTTTAGCTTCTGCAGCTTTTATATGTTGAACGATCTTTTTGACTTGGTCATCGATCCTTACCATATTGAGAGTATATCTACCCTCATTAAGATGCTCTTGCTTCCATTTCAGGTCCAGGGTTTCCTTCTCTTTGTAGAGATCCTGGATGTGCGTTTGCATCGTCATTTATAACCTCCTCATA